GGTCGAAGCTGCTCAGTCAACAACAGCCGCAGCGAAGCCAATCGTAGGCGGATCATTTACTAAGCCACGCTTGGAGTTCACAGCTGCCAAGTATGTCGAAAACACAATTCGCGCAGCGATGGGCGACGATCAAGCTCGCCAGTACGTTCTCGCAGCGGATAACACAACAGATAACGCGGGTCTAGTACCTACTCGCCAGATGGCAGAAGTAGTAAACGGATTATCTACATCTATCCGTCCATCTATCGACGCGATCTCTCGCGGAACTCTTCCAGATGCTGGAATGACTTTTGAGATCCCTAAGATCACCCAAGCTCCGACTGTTGCAGTAACAGCCGAAGAAGGAACTCCATCAGATACCGATCAGAACTCAGCTTTCATCACTGTAGACGTTAAGAAGTTCGCGGGACAGCAAACTTTCAGCGTGGAACTGTTGGATCGTACTTCTCCAGCGTTCTTCGAGGAATTGATCCGAAACATGGCAGCAGCCAAGGCTAAGGCCGAGAATGCTTACGTTAACGGTCTTCTAATCTCAGGCTCATCAACAGATGCGACTACAGTCGCTACTTATCCAACAGCTACCGAGCTTCTTGGAATCGTATCTCGCGGAGCTGCTTCTGTTTACTCAGCTACAGCGGGACTTCCACGTCCTTTCGCGAAGTCTCTAATCGCTTCGACTGGTCAGTGGGCTAACCTAATGACTCTTAACGATAACGGTCGTCCTATCTACATGGCTTCACAGCCATCGAATGCGGGCGGCGCAGTGCGTCCCGATTCACTCGTCGGAACAGTAGCGGGCTTGGATCTATACGTCGATCCAACTAACGCGGGCGATGGAGACGGAACTCTTCTCGTCGTAAATCCAGACGCTTACACATGGTACGAAGGCCCTACTTTCCGCCTACGCGCGGACGTAATCGCTTCGGGCCAGATTACAGTCGGTTACTACGGTTATGGCACACTCGCGACAAAGATCGCAGCTGGCGCATTTAAGAATAACAAGGCGTAATCCAAATAAATCGATCATCGCCTAGTTCGCTCCCGAGCTAGGCGAGCAGTAGAAGGGAAGGGCTAATGCCTAACATCATTACAGCTTCGCAGCTAAGATCCGTCTTAGGCGTTAGCTCTTCTCTCTACGACGATAATTACTTAAACGACATCATCGACACAGCAGAACAGGCGATTCTCCCGCTGCTTATTCAGAACTCGACAGCTGTAATCGAGTACGAATTAAAAGATAACGTAGCGATCTTCTACACTCGACGCGTCCACACTTTCGTCGTCGGTCAGTCGATCGTCGTAACTGGTCTCCCAGCTCCATTTACAGCCACTCACACTCTTACAGTAGTTACAGACAGTTCGTTCTCCGCAGCTCTTACGAGCGCAGACGTTACTCGTCGACAGATCATTCCTAATGGAACGGCAACTCTTAGCGGCTATTCAGCTGCGACTCTTTACGTCGGAAACTCGTCGGTCGAGTCCGCTATCTACGCCGTATCTATCGAAGTCTTCCAATCTCGTACGGCTGCGGGCGGTCAGATCGAAGGTCTGGACTTCCAGAGTTCTCCGTATCGAATGGGCCGCAGCTTGCTAAATCGTGTTATCGGGCTTCTCGGTAATTACATCGATGTCGACACGATGGTCAGCTAATGCCAGCTTCTTCGATCCTTACTAGCGTCCGCACTCCGTTAAAGACAGCGATCCAAGGCGTAGCGGCTAACACTTACGACTCAGTTCCCGAAGCTCCGATCGTTCCGTTCGCAGCAGTTACTCCGAGCGTTCCGTATCTTCAGCCGACGTTCTTAGGTAAGTCAAACGTAAAGCTAAAAGTAAATTTAGTAGTAAGCGTAGGCGTAGCGATCTACGATAATCAGAGCGCACTCGATAACTGGGAAAAGCTCGTAATAAGCATTCTGGCGGCCGTTCCGTCAGGGTATGAAGTCGGAGACGTATCGAATCCGATTCCGTTAACGATAGGCGCGTCAGAGATTCTCGCGGGCGAGATTCAGCTTTCCACCTATTACACACAGACAAACTAAGGAGAAAACAATGGCCACGACCGTCATTACTGGACGCGATCTCGCTATGACGATCGCGACAAAGAACTACGACGAGCAAGCGACAAGCGCGACACTTTCAGCGGATGTCACTATCGAAACTTACGACACACTTTACTCGAAGGCTTATAAGTCGATCGATTCACAGTGGACGTTCGATGTCGAGATGCTCGCAGACTGGGGCGCGACAGATTCACTCTGCGAAGCTCTCTGGTCAGCTGCGGAGTCAGCTCCTAACACAGCTCTAGCGGTATCGCTTACAGCTGTAACAGGCGCAGTCTTTAGCTTTAACGTTCTGCCACTATTTCCAAGCGTGGGCGGATCATCGCCAGACGCTCAGACTGTTAGCATGAGCTTTACAGTTATCGGAACACCTACAGAGACATTTAGCTAATAAATAGAATCGGGAGCAAAGAATGAAGCTAGAACTAGAAGTCCAGTACCTATCGGGTGACGTCGCTACTTATGTGGCAGCTCTTCCAGAATGGGTAAAGTGGGAACGAAAGTTTAACGCCACAGTAAACGAAGCAGAATCGAAGCTAGGTCTCGAAGGGCTTACATTCTTGGCTTATCACGCTATGAAGCGCGAAGCGGCTGGGAATCCTGTTAAGCCTTTCGAAATCTGGGTCGAAACTGTAGAAGGAATTAACAGTAAGAAGTCAGACCCAAAAGCTGGCCCGTCGGAAGCTTAAATCGGATTCGGATAGAGATCGCAATAGCGACTCGAATCCCTATGAGCGAATGGCAGACGGCGGAAGATTTACTCACAGCTATAGAGATCTTGGAGAGGCAGAATGGCAGATAAAAGCGGCCGCGGCACTTATGCCATTACTGTCGATCCTTACGAGTTTAAGAATCTACTCGGGCTTCTGGGTTCATTCCCCGCGGAGTACCAGCAGCTAGTTCGTGATCGCGCTCAGCCTATGTCCCAGAGACTAGCGGGCCAGCTCATGATGAGCGGACTGTCTGCTCCAGCTCCACAGACGAAGCTAGTAGTTCAGACGATCAAGTCTCCACGCGATCGTCTTATTCGCGTCGACATCGGTGGCCCTAAGAAGGTCGGTCGTCCTTATGGCGGAGAAGCTTCCAAGAGCGGTAAAGGCGCGAAAGTGCGCCGACAAGCTGCGCCAGCGGGCGCGCTGTTATGGGGAACAGAGTACGGATCGCATGGCGGCGTCGACTCAATCGGCCGAACATTTACTAACAGATTTAAGACTCCCTACAATAAGCGCGGCTACTGGATCGCTCCAGCGGTCGACTTCTATGTCCCAGTTGTAGCTCGCGAGTATTCGCTTATGGTTCAGCAGATCGCTAAAGAATTGAGACTCAACTAATGGCGGGCATTCCAAAGATAAAGATAACTTTCGACGCCGACTTCGACGAACTAAAGAAGGGCGTCAAAGGCGCGCAGAATGAAGTCGAAGGCTTCGGATCTAAGATGGGCGGCTTCGCTAAAAAGGCGGGAGCTGCGTTCGCTGTGGCTGGAGCGGCTGCGGCTGCCTACGCTGGCGTTCTGCTAGTCGATGGCGTTAAGTCTGCAATCGAAGACGAAGCAGCTCAGGCTAAACTCGCAACGACCCTAAAGAACGTTACAGACGCAACAGACGACCAGATTAAAGCTGTCGAAGATTACATAACTCAGACGGCACTGGCGAACGGAATTACGGACGACCAGCTTCGTCCATCGCTGGACAGGTTGATTCGCTCGACGAAGGACGCGACTAAGGCCCAAGAACTCCAGAGCCTAGCTCTCGACATCGCAGCGGGAACAGGTAAGGATCTAAAGACTGTCTCGGAAGCTTTAGGTAAAGCCTACGACGGCAATCTAGGCGCACTAAAGAAGCTTGGTGTCGGAATCGATGATTCCATCATTAAGTCCAAGAACTTCGACGCGGCAGCTGCGGCACTATCTAAGACTTTCGAGGGCCAAGCTTCTAAGCAAGCCGAGACCTTTCAGGGAAAGATGGCTCGTCTTACTGTTGCATTTGATGAAGCAAAAGAGACTGTAGGTTCTTACGTTCTGGATGCTCTAACTCCGCTGGTATCGAACTTCGTCGATAAGGGAATCCCAGCGATTCAGGACTTCGCTAAGAATCTCGGTGAGACTTTAGGGCCAGCATTCGGAGCGATCTTTAAGGTCATTCGCGACGATTTACTTCCGATCTTGGTTAACTGGTGGAAGTTCCTTTATAACGAAGTAATCCCAGCGATCGGTAAAGTAGTCGGCCCGATCCTAGAAGGACTTAAATCCGCGTTCGATAAGATCAAAAAGGCGGTCTCGGATAACTCCGAAGAGCTACAGCCATTCTACGGATTCTTAAAGAACATCTGGTCATTTATCGACAAGTATCTAGCTCCGATCCTTGGTGGAGCATTTAAGATCGCACTCGAAGGAATTGGAACGATCGCCGCTGGCTTGGTTACTACGTTTTCTAAATTGGTCGGATTCTTGACCAATACTTATAACGCCGTAAAGAAGATTATCGACTTTTTAAAGAATAATCCTGTTACTAATTTTTTCGATGGCGGAGCTAAAGGTCTTAAAGCTTCCGTACCATTCGAGCCAGAATTACCTATGGGATTCGAGTCGAGCATAATTCCGAATAGCGGCGATTCTTTCGGTACAGGGACAAAGCTTTATCCTGTAGATCCTAATTCTCCTACATTTACAGGCGTTCCGCTTGGAGCTTATTCTCCAGCGATGCAAGCTGCGATCTTACGCCGAGAAGAATTAAAGGCAGAAACCGAAAGACTGCGTAAAGCTCGCGAAGATGCGGCAGCTGCTCGATTAGCTGCTACTGGCGGCTTATCTACATCCGAACGGATCGTCGTTAACATGGGCATCGTCGGAGATCCAGAATCGGCAGCTCGAACGATTATCGATGTCGTCAATAAATCCCAAGCGCGCGGCACTCTTGGCGCGGGAGCGTTCTTAGCAGTATGACGCTATGGACTCCAGTCTGGAGCGTTCTAATCGATGGAGTCGAGTATAAGAACATAACTCTGGCGAATCTTACTGTCGAATCTGGCCGCCGCGACATCTATCAGCAAGCTGTAGCGGGTTACTGTAGTTTATCGATTCTTAACGTCGACGATTCTCCGATCACTGTAGAGATTAACTCTGGAATAACTATCTTCGTTCAGAACTCGACAGCTACGCCAGTAGCAATCTTCGGCGGCAGCGTTAGCGACATTCTTACGACAGTGGAAAGATCGGGAACTGGCGGACTTATCCAGACGACATCTATTACGGCTCTTGGCGCACTTTCGCGTCTTCCAAAAGTATTAACCGACGGCGTACTTACTAAAGACTTCGAGGGCGACCAGATCTACGACATTCTCGACGGCATTCTTTACGGAGCTTGGAACGAAGTTCCATCGTCGCTCAGCTGGGCGGCTTACGATCCGACGACGACATGGGCTAACGCGGAGAACAGCGGATTAGGTGACATCGATCAGCCAGGTAACTACGAGCTAACGGATAGAAGCGCGAGCGTTATAGATGCTTATTCTTTAGTCGCGTCTTTAGCCACTTCTGGACTTGGTTACATTTACGAAGATGGCGAAGGTCGAATCGGTTATGCAGACTCTACGCATCGAGGAACTTATTTAGCGACCAATGGTTATGTAGAACTTTCAGCGTTAGACGCTTATTCCAGTGGTCTACAGACATCGACAAGAGCGGGCGACGTTCGTAATTCGGTGACGATCACTTATAAGAATGGCCAGACAGCTACAGACAGCGATCCAGATTCGATCGCACTTTACGGATCACTGGCCCAGAACGTTCAGACATCACTGGAAAACGGAGCGGATGCCACTTCCCAAGCTGGGTTCTATCTAGCTCTTCGCGCTTACCCTAGAGCTAACTTCGAGTCCATTCGCTATCCACTCGGAAGCCCTAACGTAACGGATTCAGACAGAGATTCTCTTATCGGTGTCTTTATGGGAATGCCAGTAAACATTACAGACTTACCTATAAACATGGGATCGAGCTTCCAAGGATTCGTCGAAGGCTGGAGATTCTCAGCTGGTTATAACTCTCTTTCGGTCGATCTATACGTTACTCCGCTGGCTTATTCACTTGATGCGGCTCGCTGGAATGACGTGTCGGCTTCCGAAACTTGGAACACTCTTAGCCCTACACTTATCTGGTTAAACGCGCTTATAGTCGCTTAAAGGAGAAAACATGGCAACAACTACGCCGAACTTCGGCTGGCCCGTCCCGACTTCGACCGATCTCGTAAAAGACGGAGCGACGGCTATCGAATCGCTAGGCGATTCTATCGATGCTTCTTTACTCGATCTTAAAGGTGGCACTTCTGGCCAAGTGTTATCTAAGAACTCTAATACAGACATGGACTTCACCTGGGTAACTTCCGACGATGCTAACGCAATCCAGAACGCGATCGTCGACGCTAAAGGCGATCTTATCGCTGCGACAGCGGCGGACACTCCAGCTCGATTAGCAGTGGGAACGAACGGCCAAGTTCTTACAGCCGATTCGACGGCTGCGACAGGAATTAAGTGGGCAACTCCAGCAACTGCAAGCAGCGGGCTTACTTTAATTAGTCGTACTTCTTTTACAAGTCAGGCAACAGTAAACATCGATAATGTATTTACTACATCTTATAAAAGTTACCTAGTGGCTATCGAAGGTATAACGGCTGCAACTGGTAGCGATGATCTTTTACTTTTAGCGCGTTACACAGTAGGCGGCCCTGGAACAATTACAACGGGCTACTATGGAACAAGAATTGACATGATTTACAACAGTAGCACTGTGACAGGTAATGGGATAAATGGTGGAGCATCTTTTATAATTAACAACAATACAGGCGATACAGCTGGACAGATTTATTTTAATAAGGTGGGTGGTGCATCCGCAGAAAACGGAATTTGGCAAGGCACAACATTCTCCGAGGATGGATTGACAAGTTCGTCTTTCATGGGTTCAGTAACTTCAGGAAGCGTAATTGCGGGATTCCAACTTAAATCATCAAGCACAAACATCACAGGCGTAGTGGCCGTTTACGGATTGGCGATAGCATAATGACAAAACCATCGATAACTATTTACGATCATGAAACAGGCGAGACAGTAGTTCGCGAAATGAACGAGATCGAATACGCGGAACACTTATCAATTACTGAGCAAGCACAAGCAGAAAAAGCAGCGCGTGAAGCTCTAGCAACTCAAAAGGCAGCCGCAAAATCTTTAACTATTGACAAGTTAATCTCTTTAGGAATTGATCCAAGCGCATTAGGATTAGAGCCAGAAGCAACTACTACGGATACTGTCAGCCCATGACTTATCCAATCGGAACAGCTGCGGCCGTCGTAGAAGTAGCTCTTAAAGAAGTCGGCACAATCGAAGAAGGCGATAATCTTACTAAGTACGGAAAGTTTACAAAGGCCGACGGCTTACCTTGGTGCGGATCGTTCTGTAACTGGGTATTCCATGAAGCGGGCGTAAAGCTTCCATCGATGGTCTCTACAGCTGCGGGAGCGCATAAGCTTAAAGAAGTAAGTCGCTGGGTAGATTCAGAGCCGAAGATCGGCGATCTTGCATTCATGGATTTTCCGCATGATGGCGTCGATCGTATCTCGCACATCGGAATCGTCGTGGGAGTTAAGTCGAAGACGGTTATCACCATCGAAGGTAATACTTCGGGAACTGGCGACCAACGTAACGGCGGAATGGTCATGATTAAAGAGCGGGCATTCGGGAGCGGTAAAGAGATCGTAGGCTTCGGACGTCCTAAGTTCGTGGCTTATGCTGGCGATTATCCAGTCGTCGAAGTACCTACTCAATCGGCAGCGAAGCCGAAGACTAAGGAGAAGAAAGATGGAAAACTTAAAAGCGTTAGCCGCAAGCTGGGCGCGTAGCTTTCTAGCTGCTGCGATTGCGGTTTACATGGCTGGAGTTACAGATCCCAAGGCGATCGGCATGGCGGGTCTTGCCGCCGTTCTGCCCGTAATCCTACGCTGGCTAAATCCTAAAGATTCAGCTTTCGGGTTACAGGGGAAGTGACTCGGAAACTACTCGCGGGAAGTCTGGCCTTAGTCCTTTCGGTCGGGCTTTCCGCTTGTGGTTATCAGGGTTGGACTCGCTATGAATGCCAAGAATACGAGAACTGGTCGAAGCCAGAATGCCAAGAGCCACAGTGCATCCCTACTGGAACGTGCACTAGCGACATCCTTGGAGAAGAAGCTCCACAGTCCAGCCCGACGCCGTAGTCCAGAAGAAGTCCACGCGACTCTCATTCTTATAATCGGATCAACTTTAGCGGCGGTCTTCTTGATCGTTACCCTTGGAATTACTTATGCGCTTATCTTCGTTACTCAGCCGATCGGGAATCAAGCTCCGAACGATGCGGCCTTTATCGATCTTCTAAAGACTCTCGCGATCTTCTTAACTGGATCACTTGGCGGAGTTCTTGCGGGTAATGGATTAAAGTCCAAGCCGAAAACACCAATCGACACGCCGACAACTACGCGGGAATCTTGACCTAGACGCGTTATTGCTTCACTCTTTACATAGGGAGCGCGAACGTCGCTCCCAGTATCGGGAGCAAGTAATGACATCAAGTGAACTAGGACTATTCGTCCTCATGGCTATAGCGGGCATTCTATGGGCAGCTATGAGCTATTCGGTGGGTTACAGAGAAGGCCAGCGAGAAGGCTTTAAGCGCGGGCGAGCTGTATCACGTCACGCAGCTAAGGACGTGCGCTAATGAGCTTCTTAGACAATTACGAAGACGTCGCGGCCAGAATTGCCCGCCTATGGCTAACTCATCCGACAGCGAGAATCCAGACAAACATCGTGGACTTTAACGCCGAGAAGGGTTATGTCTTAATACAGTGCCAGATCTTCCGCGAATACGAAGATCTTTATCCGTCAGCGACCGACTACGCTTATGGAAACGTCGCGAAGTATAACGTCCAGATGGCGCGATTCTATGTAGAAGATACGACTACCAGCGCGATCGGCCGCTGCATCGGTCTATTACTTGGAGCAGATAAGCGTCCTACACGTCAGGACATGGAGAAGGTCGATACCGTCAGCGCGAAGGTAGCGAACTCAACAGCCGACGATTACGATCCATGGACACAGAAGTTCGGCGAAGTGCCAAGCTATAAGACGGCAGAAGAAGCAGAGCTGAGCGGAATACCCAGCTTCGGATCTTCCGTCGATGAGATCGCTAAGCAGCTGGGCGGAGAAATAATGCCAGAAGCTCCACAGTGCAGCCATGGCCATCGCATCTTTAAGACAGGCGAAGCCAAGACTGGTAAAGCGTGGGGCGGATGGTTCTGCGTCGAGAAGACTAAGGCGACACAGTGTTCGCCGCTCTGGTACGTCTTAGCCAGCGATGGTAAGTGGAAGCCACAGGTCTAAGCCATGACTAAATCGAAGCTTATAAAGATCGTCGTCATCGTCGAAGTAATCCTCTTCGCTTTACTGTTATGGATTTCTTTCCGATGAGCGACTACATGGAGATTCTTAACCCGCAGACCATGACTGGAAAGCTTTATCAGAATGGCGAAGTTATAGCCGAGTATAAGATCGAACAGTGCGACGGATGTAGCAAGCTTGTAAAGCTTGACAAGTTCGGCTATACCAAGGGCCAAGGCCGAGAGAAGTTAATCTGGCTCTGTGGTGACTGTAGATGAAGGTAAAGCCGACGATTGAGGATAAAGTTCTAGCTCACACTGTAGCTCTGGAACGAATCGCTCAGGTTAACGGTCAGCCAGACGCATCGAGTCGATACGACAGACAGTTAGGCTTTCACGATTACGTCGCCCAAGTAGCCGAATCAATAGTCGCGGAGATCTTGGTAGCTCGCTATCTTGGTTACTCCAGCTTCGATCCCCGGGCTTCTCAGTTTAAGAAGACGGCCGATGTCGGAAGCTTTATCGAAGTGAAGTGGACACGTTACGAATCTGGTCAGCTCATAATCTGCGAAGGCGATCGCCAGACGGATGTCGCTGTTCTGGTCGTAGGCACTAGCCCGAATTACAGACTAGCGGGCTGGATACCTGTAGCCATGGCGAAGCGGCCTAAGTATAAGAACTCTAAGCAGCCGACATGGTGGGTCGACCAGAAGAACTTACAGCCCATCGAGAATCTCAAAGGAAGTAACTATGGACAAGCTTCGCTATAACTGCCGAATGTGTAAGAAAGAGACAGAGCAGCTTATTCGTGTAATTACGGATAATCTTCCAGATCATGTAAAGACGATCCAGTGCTGTGTCTGCTCGACTATGACAGTGGCACTAATTGGAGAAGCTAATGGCGACTTATGAATACAGGTGTGAAGTGTGTAGTAAAGAGCTAGAAGTACAGCGATCCATCGAAGACACACTGGCCAGAGATCCTTACTGTCCGAACTGCACTGTTCCTATGAAGCGCATTTACTCGCTTGGTGGCATCGTCTTTAAGGGTAAAGGATGGGGCGGTAAGCCATGAAGTTATCCACAAGGTTTATCCACAGGCTGTGGGACACGCCCAAGATTACGCTCAGACTTGCGCGGTATTTGACAGCGGCGTTACTATCTCTTCGCTTAAAGCGAGCCGCTGATGCGGATAGCTCGCTAGAGCGAAAGATAGGTTTAGGGGCGGTCTATGCTATTACGGCATCGCTCTTAATAACGAGCATTCCAGAAGCATCAGCTAAGAACTATTCTGTAGATCATCTAAAACTCTACGCACATTCGAGGATTCTTGATTACAAAGAGTTCCAGTGCTTTAACAAGATCATCACTAAAGAATCCAGATGGAACTATAAAGCCAAGAATGGTAGCCATTACGGACTGGGCCAGATGCGTTCACAGCACTACAGAGATCTTGATCCCTTTCGCATGATAGATGCGAGTCTTCGTTACATTACGATTCGTTATCAGACTAACTGTAAAGCGTGGGCATTCCATCAAGAACGGAACTATTACTAATGACATTACACAGCCAGCGTAAAAGTAACTCGACACAGTGGAAGAAGCTACGGCTTCGGATACTTAATCGAGACGGATGGATCTGCTTCTGGTGTGGCATGGAAGCCAACACATGCGACCATGTAATCCCAGTAGCTAGAGGCGGGTCAGATGATCCCGATAACTTAGTCGCAGCATGTAAGCGATGTAACTTTAGTCGTCAAGATCGCTTGCCCGAAGAGATGGATTTAGTGAAGAAGAAGACGGGTGGGCTTTTTTTTGATGGGAGTTCCACCGCCACTCTCTTCCT